GACCGGGTTTCACTCCTCGGGGAAGTCTAGACAATCGCCCCACCTGTAAAAAAATAATAATAATAATTTTCATATACCATCTCGATTCGGGTATTGTCATGGTCAAAAACACGTTTCTAATCCGTGCCCAAGTCCAACTATCAAATGCAAGCGACACATACAACCAGACAGAAATCGATTTGGGAAGCTACACAAACCTAGGTTCTTCCAAGCCCGAAGTCCTCAGGGTCCATACCGCGCACCTGTTCATTCAGGACTCTGGTGGGGCTATCCCCGACATGGGAGCAAACAAGGGTGGCGAAGTCGTATGGCAGATTACCACGGCCTCACAGTCTGGTGCAATTCTCGCGAATGATGATGCCTTCTTGATGGGAGGTCACGCAGGAGTTCGCAACGGAGATGCATCGGAAAACCCACCCACAGACTCGTGGGAGTCAACCCTCATGCCACAAGACTTCACAGCCGGCCAAGTCGTTGCTGTACCATCCCTCTTCCTCGGTGGGTTCATTGGTTCAGAGTTCACGCAGGACGCCTATGTTACTGTCATTCTTGAATGCACTACTGAGGCAATGTCCAAGGCCAACGCGGTCGCCCTGGCTATCTCGCAACAGTGATTGCGATGGTAAAGAGGATTCCTTCTGGTTCGGTTCCAGTTGGTCCATGTCCTACATGTGCGGCAATAGAGGCAATTCTTACCGCAACTAGGCGTGTTCCTAAGCCCGTTGCTAGGGCCGTGGGGTATTCACGCCCCGTAAGGAGAGCGGACGGTCTAGCACGCACTACAAAGACCGTTAGGACAGCCTCAGATTACTCTAGGAAACTATCGAGGCATCTAAAGCAGGAGCGAGCAAAAGCCACGAAAAAGAATGGGGACTTCAAGAAAGGAAAGAGCATGTCCACTATAATGCGGGCCGCACACAAGTGCGTCAAGAGGGAGATGAGATAATGGCAATGAAGAGAGTAAAGGAAGGCAACAAAGTTCTGATGGGGATGATTACCATGCAGACATATGATAACCAACTGCATCTATTCGATGGAAGATTCACCACTGGTTACCGTGTCGTGAAGTTCAGAATCATACCAAAGTCCCCATCGAATCAGGAAGAGGTCTTAGCAGTTCTTACGACAAAGGAGCGGGGGAGCGTCCCATCCGTCTTCAACTTCAACTTCAAGTCCCATATCGCCTATGCTGGATGGAATATACCCAACCAAACGGAGTTCTCAGAGTATGAGTTGATAGTCGATGGCAACATGGCAATAGAGGACATTTGGTTGTCCTGCTATACTACGGGCGATGAAACCGATTTGAATTACTATATCGAACTGGAAAAGTACACTTTCCCTGCTTGGGATGGTGCCGGTGTTATGGCAGAGAACAACATTTGATTCACATGGCAGAGATTTCGGACAATGAAGTCGTCCTGGTCAAGGATTTTTTATCCGTTGTTCGTCTCTCTTTGTTTGTCCTTGCTGCCTTGGGTGGTGCTGGTTTGTCTGCTTCTCATTTCGGATTAGTGTGAAACCGGGTAATCTGTTGCTTTCCCCCCCCCATTGAAGACCAATCGAGGGGGGAAATTGCGTGTTAAATGTCCTCTGAGGGGACTTTTACCCCATTGTCTCGGAGAGTCCTCTCCAATTCCCAGACTCGAAGCTGAAGTCTGAATGCCTCATCATCTGCTGCTCGAATCAGAGAGGGGGCCGCTCTGTTTTTCTCGAAGTAGATGATAGCCTCTGAGATGTATTTCCCTCTCGAACCGGTCTTGTGTGCCCTCTTCTTTTTGTTGTGAAGGTAGACAACTGCCGCGCCCTCAATAATCACGGAGAACATTCGTTGAGAATGCTCGTGTTTCCTAAGGAAATCATCCCATTCTTCTTTTGTCAACTCGGTCATTCCATCGACTCCTTGCATTCTTTACAAATCCAAAGAGAGGGATGCTCGTCCTTTGCATTATATCGGACATACCACCAATGATTTCCAATCCATCGGTGATGATGTTGCCCTGCCCTTTTGTTGCAAGTGTCACAGCAGAACTCCATTCCAATGTATATCTCGTCTCTAGTGCGAGTAAAATGCATCAGTGGCTCCTCCTTCGAGTATCCCAGACCATCACAGTGTAATTACCTGAGAAACCCCCCACTTGGTCCATCCCCTTGCTCTCAAACAAGCCGCATTTTGCCAGCATGTTAGTGACCCAAGGCATTGTGACCCCATATCGGATTCTAGCGTTCATCCAATGATAGATTTCTCGAGAGTTCATCTCGCCTTCCTCCAACATATGGTCGTCCAATTCTGTTATTTTTTTCGCATGTTTTCTTACTTTCATTTTTTTCACTCCCTTTTTCGGGGTTTTTCCCAAGAACTTACTCAACTCTTATACACTTCCCGCAGAAAAGGCACACGGGGCTGTCTAGACCGGGTTTCACTCCTCGGGGAAGTCTAGACAATCGCCCCACCTGTAAAAAAATAATAATAATAATTTTCATATACCATCTCGATTCGGGTATTGTCATGGTCAAAAACACGTTTCTAATCCGTGCCCAAGTCCAACTATCAA